ATAGAGAAGACACCATATGATGCAGCTTCTCCGTTAGAGAACATATTTTCTACTAACTGTTTTGCTATCTGAGCATAGATTCTACTCTCTACGTTCCTTAAAAATTTTGCAAGGGTAGTGTTATTTGCTTCCCTTTCTGCTTTTGCAATTCTATCTTCTATGTCTTGTGCTATCTTATCACGTCTTGATTTCTCTTGGTTCTCAATCGTAAGATAATGTGAAGATTGACCTATTCCACTGAAGGAAGGACTTTTGAATTTATGAACTATTTCATCTGCACTTACACTAAGTGCAAAACAAATACTAATTATTGCTATCGTTGGTTTTATCATCATTTATAGTTTTCCTCTTTTCTTCGTTCTCCTTATATTCAAGAACAACATCAACTTTCTGTTGAAGTCTAATCAAGTCTTGGTCTAACATTCTTACTTGGTCAATTACTTTTATTAATGCAAAGTGTTGTTTTTCAATTTCGGGTTCTAATTTCTCACCCACAAACCACCAAATATAATATACGAAGTATCCAAGTCCAACCATCATTACGATTGGAAATCCATATTCAGATACGAGTTGTGCAACATTTTCCATGATTAATCTCTTCTTACGTCAAGTTTCCCGTCTTCTATAAAATTTTCTGCACGTGCAACTCTCTCTATGTCGGGTCTAAGTTCTAATGCACTTGACACTAGTAAATCTATTTTAATCATTTCATTTGACATTGTTCTTGCACGATTCTCTAATGAACCACAAAACATTGTCAATGTTTTTATATTGTCAACAACTCCTTCTAGAATTTGTTTGATAACAGTAAAGATAAAGAATCCCATTACTAGACTTCCAGCAATCGGAGCTCCCACTTCACTTATCAATGCAAATATATCCATACACTTATTTATACTTTGAGTTGTCTACAGGCAATAAAAAAGGGGTCAAAGACCCCTTTCTACAATCACGTTCAGTTTATAACTGTTCTCGTAATTCACTTATAACAGCAGCTTTAGAACCACTTTTCTTGACTTTAAGATTTTTCTTATCAGCCATTTCAATAAGTTGATTTTTAGTAAGTTTCTTTAATTCTGCAACACTAGGTTTCTTAGGTTTAGGTGCTGGTGTCGGTTTTGACACACTTGAACCTTTATCCTTCTTATTTTGAATAAAGTAAACAATACCTACAAGAGCTATTATTCCAATTATAATTTCCATTACATTTCCTCAGTTTATTTTTCTAACAATGGATTTTTATTCTTTGCTTTACCTATTACTAGTGCAAGAACTTCAAGGTATTTGTATACCTTTGCCCATATCTTATCATCTGCTGGTGTTGGTGTCAAAGCGACAATAACACTACAAATAGATATAACGACTGGAATTACCATTAGTAAATTCCAAATCCCCATAATAAAGTCTATTATGCTTGATAACATAGTTTCCTCCATCTGTCATTTATTTATAACAGTTGTATTTAGGAATTTTGGGAACCGATTGAGTATTTTGTTGTCAATTTCCATTCGTTTTTCTCTCTAAATGGAATGATTTTGATTTGACTTAGGGGTGCTTTTGGTTCTTCTATTTGGGTCTTATTGACTACAGATATTAATTTCCATTGTTCCAAAAGTGACACTATAGTGTTTCTTCTTGCAATATCTGATTCGTCTAAGTTAGAAGGTTTACCATCGAGTTTGAATAACTCTTTGAAATGTGTGATATAATACTTACCACGTTTATGTAGAATATGACAAGACTGAAATAGTTCCTTTTCTTTTCTTGATGCGACACCTATTCTAGAAAGTGTTTCTCTAATTTTTAAAAAATCGTCTTTTTCGGGGAATGTGACCTCAACGAGGCTCTTTACTATTTCTTCTTGGTTATCCATTATCTCTACCACCAGTTTTCATACTGTTTTTCAATTCACGATATTGTTTTTCAGATAGTAAAGTTGCATATTCTTTTGCTTCTTTTGTTGATATCTGATAATAACTTTTAATTATATCGAGTTTTTTACTAACGTAAGGTTTACTCCACTTGGAGAACCTTTGACGTTTCCTAAGAGTATTTAGGAAAAAGACATATTGAAGACGATTGTCTACACCATGTCTAATGTTCATTTCGTTAGTAAGAAAAACAGAATCTTGGTGATAAGATAATGCTTTGTTTATTAAGAATGGTTGATATGATTTCTCTTCGACCTCATCAACCATGAGGTCTGTTTTATCGGAAGAGACCGACTTTACAAAATCGAATGGATTTCGTTTAGACATTACGTATTTCTTACGTAAGAATCAATTAAGGCTTGTCCTTTCAATGGAGTTCCAAAGATATAGGTTTCTCCGTTGTCTAAAGTTCTCTTAACTGTTTCGTCATTGTATTGAATGTCCAATACACCTCTTCCATTTTCGGTGTCTTGTGGTCTTGTATCATACCACATTGAACTTAGTGAATGTGCATGTGCAGATTTAACACCCTTTGCCCATTCTTCTGCTTCGAGTTTAAGTCTTTGAGTTTCTACTCTGTCATCGTATTGTGTCATTTTCTTTTCTACCTCTTAAAAACTGTCTGTCTGCATTTCTTTGGATTGACTTTTCAATTTGAGTGTCAAACCATTTTCTAAACCATTGTCTTAACTTTCCCATTATGCTTCTTTATTAGGGTTCCAAATAGTTAAGTTCTTAGTCTTCAATCTATTTACCACTAAGTTGTATCTTGATTGTTCTTCCTTCCATTCCTTTAACCAGTTGTGTCCGTCTCTCTCTGCATCTAAGAATATTGCATTAGTGAATGCGAGAGGTAAGAGTATTGCAACATGAATAAAGATACTTATAACTGTATTGTAGTTAAAGAATCCTAAGTAGTTTGCAGCTAGAAATCCAAAGAACACACTCCATACAGTGAACAACACTAACATAAAGTATGTCTGTAAACTTGGGTCGGGAATGTGTGATAGTGGATTGTATCTAACGTCCATTACACGTCTCCAACCACTGACAATTTTCATTACACTTCGTCTAAAAAGACTTGGTTTGTTTATACTTGGTTTAATCATTTTATTCTCCGTTGAATCGTATGTATTCTTTTATTACGTGCATACCATATGTTGCCCATGTGACTACTACTAAACTCCAAAATAGAATCTCAATCATTTGAACTTACACTCCGACATAATCTCTGTTAGACATGCAACGAAATTGATTTCACTGTCCATTGCAAATGCAGATTTGTATTGATAGTCTGCAATAATCAAAACACTTGCTGGAATACTAGAAGGTTCTAGTCTTTGTTCTAGTGTATTAAATACCTTTCTAAACAAAGTGTCGAAATCATTATCACTATTTTGTGCAACCCACTTCCTCATAGAAGTCCAATTCTTGTCCTTCATCATATCAATAAGTGGTGTTAGTTTCTCTTCAGCTAGTGTTGCAATAAGACCAGTGTCTATTACACCACTGACTCCGTATCTCTGAACCTCATTGATACACCTTCTGAAATCGGGGAAGAACTTTAATATAAGTTCAACCAAAACCTTTTCGTCAAACTTAATACTTTCGTTATTACAAATTTCTTTAAGTCTTGAAAGGAATATTCCAGCAAGTTGTTGTTTGTCACTAGGTGTTAGTTTAAAGTCTATAACTGTTGTTCTTGAATGTAGTGGTTTAATGATTCTATTCTTGTAATTACAAGTAAAGATAAATCTACAGTTCGAAGAGAACTCTTCTATAAAGTTTCTCAAGGCTGGTTGAACCGAGTCTGCAGAAATATAATCTGCTTCGTCAAGGATAACAACCTTTGACCCACCACTAAGTGAAACTGTAGATGCAAAGTTTTTAATTTTAGTTCTTAAGGTATCAATCAAACGACCTTCGTCTGACCCATTGATTACTATAAAGTCTGCACCCAGTTCGTTGCATAATGCTTTTGCAATTGTTGTTTTACCAACACCAGCAGAACCACACAACATGAGATTTGGTATCTCTCCCTGTTTGACAAATTCTCTAAAAGTATTCTTAATACCCTCGGGTAGTATCGTGTCCTCAATTGTTTGAGGACGATACTTTTCTACAAATAAAAATTCATTCATCATAAGAAGTTAAAACCCCTCCGAATTAACTGTCATAAGAACCCTTGAAGATTGATGAGATGTCTTATGTCCCGTATGCATTGCAGAGACTAGTGCAACACTTACTCTATTATATAGGTTAAACATTGTATTTTGAATCAGGCTCCAGTGCAATAAAGTATTCTAAATCCACATCTTTGTTTTTAAAGTGTGAGATTCCTTTTGACGAAACTAATACTTCATAGTTTCCGTCCAATACTTTAAGGTTCTCAATCTTAAAGTTCATAGTGTATGAAACACCATTTCCTTCACCCACGATTCTTGAGAATGTGTTTGAAGTTGTGTTCTTCTTATCAGTCACTTCCAATTTGATTGTAGTTCCGTTTGAAGAAAGAATTAAATCTCCGACACCTAGAACACTTGCTGCTTTCTGCAACTCGTTTAGAAGTGTAGAAGAGATATCAATACCGATTTCTGCATCAGGCATTGTTATCATTTTCTCGGGTGAAGTCACCATTCCTTCACTTGCATAGAAATACGCAAGACTAGAAGTGTTGTCTGCAACTGTTAAACTTGCATCTCCGAAATTAAAATCGGGGTCTTCCAGTAGACTGGTTGCACCTAAGAATTCAGGCAGATTGTAGATACTGAAATCTTGAGGAAAGTCCTCAGAAACAGTTGCAACTGCAAGAATGTTTTTCATATTAGAGATTGTCTGAAGTTTATTACCACTTGTGACTTTAATCCCTTGGTTTATTGTTGAGAAATTTTTGAAGATATCTCTCGTATCATTACTAATTTTCATCACTTTTTAGCCTCCTTTATCGCTTTATCGTGAACGTGAAGCATGAATAATGCATAGTGTAATACTTTGAGTATATCTGCACGATTCTTCCCACCTTTTTTTCCGTATCTTTGGGCATACTTTAGTATGTTCCCGATACAAAATCCTTCTCCATGACCACTGTCAATTATAAATTCAGTGGACTGGTATTTGTTTAAACTGTAGTGTTGGTCATAAGTTGTATCAATATACGTGGAGAACTCTTTAAGAAGTTCTCCCTCGTCATATTTGTAGTCAATTGGTTTTGACGTAGTCTTAAATAATCCCATACTAGTCATTATACTCTGAAGACTCAGTTTCGTCAACTGGGTTTTCTGCATTCAAGTCTACTCCAGCATCGATTTTGGAGTAGAGGTCGAGGATACTATTTCTAGTCTCTTCGTCAAACCTTGAAATACACATGGTTATTGACTTGAGTTTGTCACCAAACATTCTGAATGCATTGACAATGTGAACCAATCTTCTAGTGGTAATGACATCATCAATCGCACCTTCATAGTAGGTTTTTCTGATTATGTCTGCCCAATCTACTAGTTTGGTGCAGAACTCTTCGTCAACGTCACCAGTAAGTGCCATTTCTTTTTTAAGAATACTTCTCTCAGTAGTCACTGGTGGGTATTCTTGTTGCATTGTGATTGCAAACCTTTCCAACATGGCTTCATTCATGATTTGAGTTCCTATGAACTTTCCATCATCAGACCCTTGTCCTTTCGTGTTTGCAGTTGCAAGAATTGTGAAACCTTCTTTAGGTGAAACCCACTCACCAGTTTTCTTGATTAGGTATCCTTTACCTTCAAGAACTGATTGTAGACACATAAGTTTGTTTGAACCCAAGTCAACTTCGTCAAGAAGAAGGACAGCACCTTTTCTCATTGCTTTGATAACAGGGCCTTCTCTGAAGACGACATTACCATTGACTAGAGTGTGACCACCCATTAGGTCATCTTCATCAGTCTCGATTGTGATATTGACTCTGAAGAGTTCTCTCTTCAATTGAGCACAAGTTTGTTCAATCATTAATGTTTTACCATTACCACTTAGTCCAGTAATGAATACTGGGAAAAAGATTTTAGACTTGATAATTCCTTTGACATCTTTGAAATGTCCGAATGGAACATAGTTTGACATTTTCTCGGGAATGATTTTTACATTGTCATTCACGTTAACAGTTTGAGTTGCAGCTGCAACTGGCATGTTTGAAACTGATTGCATTGGTGCAACTTGAACAACTTTTGGTTGTTCTACTGGAGGAACTATTCCACTCTCGGAATATCCACCATTGTATCCACCGATAATTGCAGTAAGATTAAAGACACCATTGTCTCTAAAATTATACCTAGAAGATTTCACCCAATATGGGAACGTCCCAGTATTGTCAATTTCTTCTTTAGTAAAAACCGATTGATTCGGATACTTAGATACCAACGTATCTAAAAATTCCTTCCTATCGGGTGTATAGTGAAACGGCTTTCCCATCACGTCAATCGATTCACTTCTGTTATAACTTCTTTTATCCATATTATAGTCTCCGTTTAAGTTGTTATTAGTTATTTTTCTCATCCTTTATAGTATACTAAAAAGTGAGACCCATTGTCAAGTCTTTTTCTATTTAATTGACTCAAACCTAGTTCCCATTTTTAGTTGTTGTTTCTCATTCAGTTCACCACCATTGTTGACCCAAATTCTAAATGCAAAACATTCCTTCTCTTCGGTTTTACATTCGTTGAACATAGGACAATCATATCTGACACAAGGTGAAGGCCCCACGTCCATGACTGCATCTGCAAATTTACTGTAATCTGACTCGTGTGAAATGTAGTATGCTTCGTCTACTCTTAATGGTTCTCTCATTGTGTTTTCTCCATGATTGTTTGTAAAGTGTATCTGTTATCCAGTAGTGTCACTTCAAAAGTGTCTTGGATATAATCGTGTTCCACGATATAAGGTGCTTCTTCTTTTCTTGATTGCAG